GCGCCTGGTGAGCTCCTGGCGAGCTCCGGATCCGCCGGCCTGGCTCGAGGTCCTGGCTCGGGCGGTCGGCCGGCTAGGGCGAAAAACTTTTTGCTTATGGGCTATTGACAGAGCGAATCAGCTTGGCTTATTATATTCCTGTGAGCGAAATTCATATCGAAAAAGGGGAAGCGATGAGAGTTTTTTATCCGCCGTATATTGATCGCGAGCTCGACGAGCTCGAGGAATTGGCCGTCATAGAATCCGACGCGAAAAAGCTTGTTACGGGAGATCACGACGAGGCGACTGAGCTTTTTTGGCTCGCGGCTAATAACGCAATGTGGACACGCGCGTTGCTCGAGGCGCGCGCGCTATTCGGCGGCCAGGTCGAGGCGAGCGTTCTGATCGACAGGGCCGCGAATTGGGTTCGAATTTTCCGCGAGAACATCACATAAACTCGATCCGGCCGGCCTGGCGACGGGCCGGCCGATCCAAACCAAAAGGGGGAAGTATTAAAAAATGAAAAGTTGTATTCGATGCTCTATAGATATCAAAATGCGGCGCCTAAGAGGCGGCGCGAATATAGTCGAGGCGATCCGTTTGCCAGGTAGCCTCGATTACTTGTGCGGTGATTGCGCTCTATGTCTTTTTGAGAGCGAAAAATTAGTGAAGAACACTTTAGAAGTCCGCCGGCCGATTTGCAAGGTATGCTCGATCGCATATATCAGTATTCCAAATTGTCAACATTGCGCGAATTGCGGGAACGCGATTCCGTTCGGCGCCGAAATATGCGAGTGTGGCACTCATTCACTGCAAGGGAAGTAATTTCAAACATTCATAAATGCAAAAATCCGGCGTCGCCCTGGCGCCGGTTTCTTTTTACGAGGGCGAGCACTATCAGGCATTACCGACGAGTGATTATGTCGGCCTCAAGCAATGGCAGGAAGCAAAAGCGATGCGCGAAAGGCGACTCGCTCTCGCGTCGTGAGGGCCTCGAGCGGGAAGGATCCGGCCGGCGCTTTTGGGCGCCGGTTTTTTTTTGCCTGGCTCGAGCTTCTGAGCACGCGCGCCGGCGCCTGGCGAGCTCCTGGCGAGCTCCGGATCCGCCGGCCGGCCTCGAGGTCCTGGCTCGAGATCCGATCGCTCACGCGGCCGCGTATTCGCAAGTTTGAATATTCAAAAACGCGCGTATTCAATCGACGGTGTGTTAGATTCCGTTACTGTCAATTTTGACAGGTTAAGGAATTTTCAGATCGATGTGTAACGCTATTGTAAAGGGCTTTCGAGTGTGCTAGAACGAAACACGATTTCTTTATAGGTTCTTTATGAAGTCGAAATTCAAAGCTGATGGCGAGCCAAAGAACGCGGCGGCCGTCGAGCTCGGCCGGCGTGGCGGGCTCAAAGGCGGCCGAGCTCGAAAGGAAAAGCTCACGCCGGAACGCCGAAAAGAGATCGCAAGAATCGCGGGTAAAAAGCGATGGAAGCACACGACGCTTTAACTCAGCGGGCCCTATTTCCTGACGCTCGGATCGAACGCAAGGAAAAGACGCCGACACTCAGCGAAAAGCAAATCGCTTTCGCTTTGATGAAGTCGCGCGGAATCGTTGCCCAAGCGGCCAGGTTGCTTGATTGCAGTCACACCACAATCGACAAACGACTCAAAAAAAATCAAAGGCTTCGCGAAGTGCGAGAGAGCGCGCGCGAAGTGTTGCTCGATAATTCAGAGGCTTTGATCGCCGACGCGATCGAGGCGCCGTGTTTATATTGCGGTGAGTCGATCGTCACAGTCGGCCAGGAATACGAGCAATGCAAAGCGCGCGCGAATATGCCGGCGGCCGTCGAGGGCGGGTCGCCAGGTCCTGGCCGGCATGTAACGGCAAGCCGATGCGATCCGACAGAGCGGCGGAATCTAGCGAAGTGGATTTTGGGAACGCTCGGCCGGCGACGCGGGTTCGGCGAAAAGATAGATATCGTGAAAATTCCTGAAAGCTTATTGGAAAGCTTATCGCTCGAGCAAATCGAGAGCACGTTACAAAGACTAAAAGAAGGCGAACAACTCGCCGATATATTGCTGAATCGCGCCTGAATGGTTTTTGGGTGAGTCGCGTCTAATCGCGTTTAAAAACAGTGGCCTAGTTTTATCCGACTCCTTCGAGGCCGGGGGTTACTATGCTTGTCGTTCGAGCGAACGAGGTCGGGGCAATTCTGCGTTTGAGGCGCCGATTAATTCAACTCGGCCAGCTCTCGACATTCCATTCTTATTTTTCCAATTGCCGGAAATTCGCCGGCGATCTCATCAAAAACGACAAAGGGCTCACTGAATACCAGGGCGAGATTTGCGATCGTTTGATCGAGCGGCGCCGGATCGCGGTTCGAGGGCCTCATGGCCTCGGGAAAACGGCGCTCGCGGCTATCCTGATTTTGTGGTTTGCAATAACTCGAGAGATCGCCGGCATCGAATGGAAAGTCGTCACGACGGCCGGCTCACATAGACAGCTCAAGCGTTATTTGTGGCCTGAAATACATCATTGGGCCCGCAAGCTTGATTGGGCGAAAATTCCTCTGACGCCGTTCACGCGTTATCAATTGCTCGCGACTGAATTGAAATTGTCCTGGGGCCAGGCGTTCGCGGTCGCGAGCTCGAATCATGAGCTCATCGAGGGCGCTCACGCGCCGCAAATCCTATTTATATTCGACGAGTCGAAAGCGATCGCCGAGCAAACGTTCGACGCTTGTGAAGGCGCTTTCTCAATCGGCGAAGCTTACGCGGCCGCATTGTCGACGCCAGGCGAAGCGATCGGGCGCTTCTATGATATTCACTCGCGGAAGCCGGGTTATTTGGATTGGGATGCGATCCATGTCACCAGGGAACGCGTTATCGCGGCCGGCCAAATGGCGAAAGCATGGGCCGACGCTCGGCGAACGCAATGGGGCATTAACTCGAGGCTCTATTTAAACCGCGTCGAGGGTCAATTCTCGATCGACGATAAAGAGGGAATCATTCCGCTCGCATGGATCAAAGCAGCTCAAGAAAGGTGGAAAGCATGGAAGGCGGCCGGCGGCGCGATCTCGAGATTGACGGCGATCGGCGGCGACATCGCGGCCGGCGGGGTCGACGCGACTATTCTCGCTCATCGAGAAAATAACATTATCGGCGAGATCACATGCGAGTCGTCGGACACTATGCAAGCGACAGGCGCGATCGCGCGCCGGTTGAAAGCAAATCCTGGCGCGAGCGCGGTCGTCGATATCGTCGCGGTCGGAACCGGTGTCGTTCATAGGTTGCGCGAGCTCGACATGGCCGTGATTCCGTTCAATGGCGGGAAAGCGACGAGCATGCGGGACATGACATCGGGCGAGCTCGAGTTCGCGGACAAGCGATCGGCCGCATATTGGCACTTTCGCGAGTTACTCGATCCGTCGAACGGCCGCGAGATCATGCTTCCCGAATACGAGACTGAAACGAGCTCGCTCACGCGCGATCTGACGATTCCTCGATGGCGCGAAGAAAGTAATGGAAAGATCAGAGTCGAGAGCAAACGGAAAATGAGATCGCGGATCGGCGGCTCGACTGACGCCGGCGACGCGGTCGTCATGGCGTTTTGGCCGGAAGCGGACGGGATTTTCAAGCGTCATTGGTGGCGCTATTGGTGTCGGCCTGGTGAGCGGCTGGATCCGGTCGAGGTCGTCGGTTTGAGCGGCGAGCTCGAGTTCGTCGAATGCGTCGAGCTTCCGGAAAGATTCGATTTGATCCTTCAAAGCTGGCATTCGGCATTTAAAGACGACGAACCGCCAAACAAAGCGGCGTATGTCGTCGGCCAGGTTCACGGTTACAAAGGCGCCGACTGTTATGTCATTGATCAGGATCGCCGGCGATACGATTTTCCGGGGTTGATTGCGGCGATCTCGAGGATGAATGACAAATGGCCTGGCAGCCGGAACGCGAAGCTCGTCGATAAGATCCAGAACGGGCCCGCGATCATTCGAGGGATTCGAAAACAGGCGTCGCCGATTACGGCGATCGATCCTGACGGGAATCTCGTTTCTCGAGCGAACGCGGCCGGCGCGATGGTTTATCACGGCCGCGTGTTTTTGCCTCATCCTAAGACGGCGGCATGGGTCGAGGGCCTGATCTCGGAAGCGGCCGAATTTCCGAATGGCTCGAACGCCGAACAGGTGTCGGCGCTTACACTCGCGCTCTCGTCGGTTCGGGCCGTTCAAACGGCCGAGACTGAATTCTTTATTGGCGGTCGAGGAAATGATGGCATTGCCAAGCATGGATGAATATGTCGCCGAATTAAAGAGGGCGGAAGCCGAAGGCTTTACATTTCGGCTCGATATGAACGCGACTGAAACGGTCGCATTCATTGGGAACCTGCAGCTCGCGTTAAGGCATCCAGGGAAACGGCGGGCCGACTGCCAAGCTCTGTCGAAAAACTGTCGACGCGATGATCGAGACTATCGCGATTCGCTATCCGATTTTGGCGGCCGTTATCAAAGCCGGCGATAATCCGGCGTTTGATTGTTGAGGGGAGCTCATGAACGGTCTAACGCAAATGATCGGCGATATTAATTCGCCGGCTTATCAGTCGCCGGCGTATAGGGCTCAATTGCCGGCGCTCAATTTGGTCGACGATTGTTTCACAGGTCAAGAGGCGATACAGGGCGGCCGTCAAAAGTATTTACCGAAATTCGAGAAAGAAAGTCGCCAGGCTTACGCGGCGCGCCTGGCAAACTCGACATTTTGGAACGCATATCGACGAACGATCATGGGCCTCGTCGGAATGGTTTTCCGCCGGAATCCGGTTCTCTCGCCAAATGTACCGATACAGTTAAGGCAGCAATGCGAAAACGTCGATCTCATGGGCACACATTTTGATGTTTTCGCGAAAGAGGTTTTTCAATCGGCGATCAATGATGGACACGCGGCGATTTTGGTCGACATGCCGGAACCGATAACGAACAGCATGCCGAACGCGACGCTCGTCGACGAGCGCAACAGTCGCCGGCCGTATTGGGCGTTCTACAAGAAAGCGCAAATCATTAACTGGCGAACGGAAGTAGTCGGCGGCGCGACTATGCTCTCACAAGTGACGCTCGCCGAATATGTCATGGTTCCAAAAGGGAAGTACGGCCAGGAAATGAGGCGCCGATATCGAATCCTTTATCCTGGCGGCTGGGAGCTCTACGAACAACAAGCGACTTCGATCGTTCAAATCGACGGCGGGACGTTCTCAGTTCAAAATATTCCGCTCGTCGTTATCTCGACTGCATCGAAGGCGCCGCTCGTTTCACTTCCGCCGTTATACGATCTCGCGTTTGAAAACTTGAGGTTCTATCGACTGCAAAGCGCGCTCGATCACATTCTGACGATCGCAAACGTTCCGATCCTGGCCGAGATCATGGGCGATAACGACATGATCGACGGCCAGGTCGAGGGCGGCAAGCTCACGGAATCGCCAGGAACGCGGCCGGAACGAGTAATCTCGCCGAATTCAGTCTATAGGATCGGGCATGGCGGCGACTTGAAATTCGTCGAGCATAACGGCGCGGCGATCGGTAAGGCTCAGGACGAGATCAAATCATCGAAAGAGAATATGGCGGTTCTCGGCCTGACGGTCCTGCAAGCAAAGCAAGGCGGGCCAGGCTCGACGGCGACAGAAGAAATTCTCGAATGGGAAGCCGAAACGAGCGAGCTCGCCGGCATGGCTCGAGCTCTCGAAGATGGCCTCGAGGGGGCGCTCGAATTCTCGGCCGAATATCAGGGCCTCGACAGCGGCGGCGACGTACAAGTTAACCGCGATTTCACTCGAGCAAAGGTCGACGGTCACATGGTGACGGCGCTCGCGGCGCTCGTCGGCGGGAATCCGCCGGCGCTCTCGCTCGAAACCATGTGGACAATTCTCGAGCGCGGTAATTTGCTGATGTCGGATTTCATGGCGTCAGAGGAATTGATTCGAATCGTCGCCGAAAGAAAATTGCTCTCGACGATTCGCACAAGTGGAACGGCGCCAGGCTTCGCGGGCATGCTCGGCGCCGGCGACGCACCAGGCGGAACCGGCGGGGGCTCGGCCGACATCGGCGGCGCGGCCGGCGCCGGATCCGAGTAAAGGGGGAGCGAATGAAGGTTGTCGATTTACTTCAAAGTTCAAACGCGACGGCGACGATCGTCGAGGATGATGGCGGAATATTCGTCGAGATCGAGGTCGAGGATGGCTATATCGTTTTTGAGACTTGCAAGGATGATTGTCAATCTCTGAAAGTCCGGAAATTCCTATGCGATCTCGCCGATGCGCGTTCTCTCGCATTGCAAACTCTATTTCGCGACAAGATACGCGAAAAGATGAAAGAAATGGAGTCGTCAGAAGTCGGGGCAGGAGTCACGACGGCCGGCGGCGACTAACTTGTTAACCAGGCGCGACAGGAGTCGCGCGCATCAATAGACAGGAGTCTACTCGATGAAATTCAAATTGAGAATTGGAAAGCTCGCCGATGTACCAGAAGGACATCGGGCATTTTATCAACAAGACGGCGACGGGTTTCGGCTCAAGGATGAGATCGAGATTCCGGATCCGGAAGATACGACAGGGCTCAAAAGCAATCGCGATGCGATCCTGGCCGAGAAAACGACTCTCGAACAGAAGTTCGCGGGCATCGATCCGGAAAAGGCAAGGAAAGCATTAAAGGCGATCGAGGAACAGGAACGCCGGCAGCTCGAGGCGTCGGGACAGTTCGAGGCTTTGAAAAAGAATCTCGAGGAATCGCATGCGACGGCGATCAGCGGTCTAACTCAAAAGCTCTCGAAAGTCTCGTCGCAATTACAGGCGCAAATGGTCGACTCCGCGGTGACTCAGGCTTTCATTTCTGCGGGCGGCAAGCGTTTGAAATTGATTTTACCGGAAGGCGGCGGCGGTCCAGTTCGATCGAGGGTCCGAGTCGTCGAGCAACCGGCCGACTCAGGTCAATATGCGATTCAGGTATTCGACGCGGCCGGCAATGCTTTGCCTGATTCGAGTAAAGGGCTCGGCGCTCTGATAAGCGAGTTAAAGGGTTCGGAAGATTACGGCTCGGCCTGGGATGCAACAGGCGCGGGCGGAAGCGGGGCGCCTGGCGGCAAGTCGGGGCAAGGCGCGGGGGCCGGCAAATCGTCGATGAAGCGCGGCGATTTCGATGCTCTCGATCCGGCCGCGAAAATGGATCACGTTAAATCGGGGGGCACTATAACGGATTAGACTTTCCGATCGCGCGCGCGGTGAATTCGTCGCCGGAAAGTCTCTCCGAGCTCCCCGAAAACTTTTTCGAGGGAGGTCAAAACCAGTGGCGAATAATCTGAATAATCTCATTCCGATCATTTACATGGCGCTCGATATCGTCGCGCGCGAAATGGTCGGATTCACGATGGCAGCGTTCCGCAATAGCGGGGCGGATCGCGTCGCGGTCGGTCAAACAGTCAATTATCCGATCGTTCCAGCGATCGTCACGGGTGACATCGTTCCGGCGCCGATTCCGCCGGATGATGGCGACATGGCCGTGGGGAATGGAACGCTCACGATTTCAAAGTCGAAATATGCGCCGATCAAATGGACAGGTGAAGAACAAAAAGCAGTCTCGCAAACCGGGATCATGCAAAATGTCATTGTCCAGCAATTCGCGCAAGGAATCAGGGCTCTCGTCAATCTGATCGAAGTCGATCTCGCGGCGCTCTATATCAATGCGTCACGCGCGGTCGGAACGGCCGGCGCGGCGCCGTTTGGAACGGCCGGCGACTTTACCGACTTCGCAAATTCCCTACAAGTTCTCGACGACAACGGGGCGCCGTTAACCGATCGTCAACTCGTTTTAGGCTCGGCGGCGATCTCGAATATCAGGGGCAAACAATCAGTTTTATACAAGATCAATGAAGCGGGTACGGCCGATTTGTTGAGGCGCGGAATTATCGGCCAGGTCGAGGGCTTCGATATCCATACGTCGGCTCAGATTCCGATCGGGGTCGCGAAAGGAACCGGCGCCGGCTACATAGTGAATTTCGCTTCCGGTTATCAGGTCGGGGCGACGGCGATCACAGTCTCGACGGGCTCGGGTACGATTATTGCCGGCGACACTGTTCAATTTACCGGCGATCCAAATAGATATCTCGCGACACTTTCGGGCACGACACTAACGCTCGCATTGCCAGGTCTGAGAAAGCCGCTCGCGAATGGAACGGCGATCACGGTCGGCGGCAATTTCACGCCGAATCTGTTTTTCGTTCGCGAAGCGGTTCACTTGTTAACCAGGCTTCCAGCTATGCCGGATGGCGGCGACGACGCCGACGACGTGACTGAGATCACGGATCCTGTAAGCGGATTAGTTTTTCAGGTCGCGCTCTACAGACAATATCGGCGGATCCGTTATGAGATCGGAATCGCATGGGGCGTTAAGGTCGTCAAACCGGATTTCGTCGGGGTTTTATTGGGTTGATTGTGGGCGCTTAAAAATTCGGGAAAGGGGGAAGGAAGCTCGTCAAAAAAGAAAGCTTGTGGTTCTCCTGCTATGCCGGCCGAGTTCAAAAGGGCGACTAACTCGGCCGGCGAAAAAACTCGGATGAAAGGATGAGGGCAAATGGAAAACGAAAAGGGCGAAAAAGGCAAAGAGCATATTCGAATGTATAAAGAGATCGAAGTCGGGCCGGATGAGGTTGAGGCTTACAAAAACCAGGGATTCGAATTAAAGCTCGCGAGAATGTACAAAGAGGCGGACGTTCACCACGATCAAGTCGACGCTCACGAAAAAGACGGGTATCGCGCCGTCGGCGAATCGCTCGAGGAACATAAAGGCGAGCACAACAAGGAAGCCGAGAAACACAAAGGAACGCCGACGAGACGTTAGAGGGCCCGCGCCGGCGCCTGGCGAGCTCCTGGCGAGCTCCGGATCCGGCGGCCGGCCTCGAGGTCCTGATCAAAATTTTTAGACGGAAGGGGCGACTTATGAACTATCCGGATGTTGTTTATTTGGGAGCGGCCGACACGAAGGGTTATCCGGCAAAGGTGGCATGTTTGCCAACTGACGAATATTTGATGAATCCCGATCGCGACGAGGCGAACGACGGGAAGCTCATCATTCCGATTTGGGTTTTTGCGTCGCCGGAAAATGGCGGGGGCTATCAATTTACGTCACATTGGCGAGATCCGACTCCGCAAGAAAAAAAGCGATTCATGGGCGAGCTTTGAGCTTTGCTCGAGGTCTGTCTCGCTCGATCCTGGGAGCTCCCACCAAGAACCGATCCAGGATCGCGCCGGCGCCGGCCTCGAGGTTTGTGAGGGCCTCGAGATGCAAGGTCCTGGCGAGCTCCCCCAAAAGCTCGCCAGGGTCGCGCCGGCAAGGGCCAGGGCGATGTTCGATAGTGTATGGCAGCCGGCCGATTTGTTGTATTTCGCGGTTCTAATGATAGGGCTCACGGCGGCCGGTTTTATCGCGATGCGATTGAAAGAAAGAAATGAAACAAGACGAATTAATCCGCCAGGTAATGCAAATGGTTCGAGATCAAGCCGGGAAATTGCAAGCAAGTCCTGGCGACTTTTCGGATCAACCGGACGCTTACACCGACGCGGTTAACGGGGGCCTGGCTCTCTATTCACAAGTGCGGCCGCGAATGCGAAGTATCGCGGTTCCGACGAATTCGAATTATCGAGTCGATACAGCCGACTTACCAAATTTCGACGAGAGTTTCGCGGCTCAAACAATGCGGATCGAATATCCGATCATTCAATGGGGCGAACCGCAATGGCTCGATCGCGATGAATGGATCCTTTATCACGACGATAACGACGTTCTATCGATCCGGTTTACGACACTCATTCCGCCGATCGGAACGCTCGTCAGGGTCCATTACGGTTATCCGCATGTTTTACCTGACGGGCCGGATCTAACTTTTCCGGATTCCGACTCGCCGGCGGTCGTCTATCTCTCGGCCGCTCAAGCTCTGCAATACCTGGCGAACGAATTCGCGCAAGCGTCAGAGCATACGGTCGCGACGGCCGATATCGCTTTGTTTGTGAATAAGAGCGGAATCTATTCGTCGCGCGCGGCCGAGCTCCGGAAGCTCGGATTTGGTTATCTGCGGGCCGCTCGAATTCGGGCCGGCCAGGACGTTAGAACGGTCAGAGGTTAAGCGATGGCGAAAGTTACTGTCGAGTTCGAAAGAACAGACAAGCTCGATCAATATCCGACGATTTTCGACGAGGAATCGAGGGCCGCATTAATAGACGCGTGTTTGAGGCAAAAGGCGGCCGTTCAAAGGAACGCGCCGAAAGATAGCGGCGCTTTTGCCTCGAGCATTGACATTCAAGTCGGGCCCGACGCCGGCATGATGCGGGGCGACATATTCTCGAACGACAGCGAAGCGAAAGTCGCGGTTATCGAGAGCGGGCGCCGGCCTGGCGGATCCTTTCCGAGTATCGCGGCGCTCTCGAGTTGGGCCGGCCGGAAAGGGGTTCCGGTTTTCCTGGCGGCGAGAGCGATCGCGATCAAGGGAATCGCGCCGCGTCGGGTTTTCTTGCGCTCGGCCGACGAGACTCAAGCCGAAGTCGAGCGAACACTCATGGAAGAATTACCGGACAAGATAATCGAGCGGTTATGAATCAGAAAACGACGAGGGCCTCGAGCAGCTCGGCGACGAGTTGGGACATATTCCAGGGACAGCTCACGGCGATGTCGTCGGCGCTCGAGGCTTCCCCGCATTTGGATTTCGATTCGTCGGTCAATCATAACGGGCTCGAGGTCGTCGATCTGATTCCCGAAGTCGCAATTCTCGGAAAGCTGATCGGCGACATGGCCGTCGGCCGGTGTACGGTCGTGATTTATGTTCCAGGGTGTAATACGACGGTCACGAATGATCAGATCGCGGCGAAATTGGTCGAGCTCGCGGCGGCCGCGATTCCGAACGGGGTCATTCAAGATCATGTGACGATCGCGACTGACGATAAAGAATATGAGCTTTATTACAAGGATTCGACGAACCATTACAACGTTTGGTTCGTTCGGCGGGTGGGTTGGACTAATCAGCGGGGCGGCGGTATCGACGATGATCTCGTTTCGCAAACTCACATTTACGAGTTTCGATATTTTCGAGCTCGCGAGGAATGAAAGGGGGGCCAAATGACAGAGGTCGATAAGACAAGTGCGAAGGTGAAGATTGAACGCATTCCTGGCGGCGATCCGGTGACACAAGTCGCCTATATCAACGCCGATCGGCCGTCGAGTTATTCGCAATGGTATCCAGATCCAGCGAAAGAGGCTTTCGAAGTCTCGGCCGAGATCGCGGCGGCGGCCGTCGATTCGGGCGGGTTCCGCGTTACTGAGGATTCTCGAGTAAAGCTAAAACCAAAGAAAGGGGGCGAATAGGCTATGGGCACGCCGGCGAGTTACAAATGGCTTATAGGAACAATAAAGGCCGAAGGTAGTTTCGGCGTTGCGATGGCGACGGCCGATCTAACCGACTGGTACAAGATCAAGGAAGCTGATTTCTCGGCGCTCGACACGATATTCGAATCCGATGAGGATGAGATTAACGGATTTGTGGGCGCGACAGATTACACGGTTCAAGAGCGTCGAGGAACAATGGCTCGAAAGGCGAAGGCGTCGGTCGAGCTCATTACCTGGGCTCTCGGAATGATGCTCGGGAATGTTTCGTCGAGCGGCGCGACTCCGAATTACACTCAAACGATAAAATGGCGGAATGTTTGCGCGGTTAATCCGCCGAGTTTTTCTTTTATCGAGGGTGAGGATTGCGTCGGCCAAACCGCGACGAATTGGCTCTATAAGGGCGTCGTTATCAATACGCTAACGCTCGAGTTCAACGGGAAGGGGCCAGGCGCTCTGACGCTCGGATTGATGCACGATGGTTCTGAAACGGCTCAACCGTCGGTTATTTTTCCAGTCGCCGGCGCCGCGTATATAGTCAACAAACTTTTCGGCTATCACTTAACCGTAAAGCTCGGGCCGCTCGGAACCGAAGATATTACGCCGATCCTGAGAAGCTGGAAAATGACGCTCAATTCGGGAATCGTCGAACCGCCAAGCATGGCGGCCGGCGTTCTCGTTCCAGAATATCAGTATGGGCCGAAGAATCCGAAGATCGATATCGAGATCACTGTCAAAGCTAACAAGGCTCATCCTATTTATGGTTATTACCAGGCGTCGACGCCGACAGAGGTCAAGTGTATAAGCGCGCTCACGTTAACCGCGAATCGATCGATAACGCTCACACAAACGAAAACGATCGTCACGGCGACGGCGAAGCCGGTCGGGAACGAAGTTCAACTCGATCTCAAAGTAATGGAAAAACACAATGCGACTGACGGGGGGCCTGGCGCTTTCGTATGTAAAACCGGCCTGGCGAATTTGCTCACGCCGTCGCCGTAGGGGGTCGAATGGAAGCCGCGAAATTATTCATTACGGTCGAGGTCGGATTGACGCCGGATCCGGACATGCTCATCAAAGAGCGTTGCCGGCGATGGTCGTTCACGGCCGACGAGGTAAAGGATCCTGACGCTTTTAATAAGAAAGCCGGCGAAGCTCTCATGTATTACCTACAGATGGCGAATCCGGCGATCGCGAATTATGTCGCTCTCAAGTGGCTCTGGCTTTAACCAGGGTTGGAGGTTTAGAGAAATGGATCAAAACGGCAATGGCGGGCCGCCTGGCAGGATCGCGGCTCTACTTCCCAAAAATATCATAAAGGTCGAGCTCCTGACGCCGGAAAACGAACCGAGCGGGGTCGTAGTCGTCTATGGGGCGCTCGATGGCGAGACAAAAACCAGATACGACAGATATCTCGAGGCCGGAATCGGCCGGCGCGGTTCGAAGCGAAGCGGTTTCGACGAGGCGATTTCTTACATTTTCAAAAAGAAATGCCAGGAGATCGAGGGATTGACGGTCGAAGATTGCGGCGGAATCGAACCGAAAGAGTTTTTTCTCAGCGATCCGGACGGAATGATTCTCATGAAAACGGCGACGAATGAATATTTGAATCGATCGCTTCCGAGCGCGGATCAATCAAAAAACTGAGTCGCGCGGCGCTCCTGATAATTGCTTTTCGCGACTCTCGCGATCCGTTCCTCGATCACGATGAGAGCGATTGTACCGGTCAGCAATGTTGGGATGATCAGGGGATGATCGCGCGCGACGAGCTCATCGAGATCGAGTTTTTCGAGTGTCAACAATGCGCCGACGAATATTTTTTATTGAACGAGATCGTCGAGAATTGCGGCGATCTATCTTTCTATCATCGGGCGATGGCCGGCTTTCAACTGGCCGAGTTGTTCGAGCGGTATGGATGGACGCCGGCGGAAGTCGACGCCGAATCGTTTCACGATCTGTTAGTCGTCAGGGCCGAACAGGCTCGCTATGAAGTCCAGCAAATGAAGGCAGCGCAACAAACGACGAAAGAGTAATGCAAGATAAGACGACAAAAATAACTTTGCTCGTCGACGGCGCTCAAAGCAAAGCCGAGACGGCCGAAATAAGCAAAGGGTTTGATGGTATCGCGAAGTCGGCTCAATCGAGCGCGGTCGTCTCGACGGGGGCATTGAATCAGATCGAAGCGAGCGAAAGGGCGCTCGCGGTTTCTACCGAACAATTGCAGGCAATTCAAAGTCAATTGGGGGCGACGACGACAGAGCTCGCGAATTTACAGCGGCGATTGGCGGCGGCCGAAGAATTGGCGGCGACAGCGGCGGCGGAAGCGGCGGCCGCTCAAAAGGCGCTCACGGCGGCGACGATCGAAGGGGGTGAGGCGGCCGAGCTCGGCGCCGGCAAGGTCGTTCGACTCGGGGTATCGGTCAGCAAATTGGGTGAGGTCGCTATACCTGGCGGCCGAGCAATGGCAATGCTCGCCGGAAGTTTTAGCCTGGCGATAATTCCGCAACTGGCTTTGATCGCCGGAATCGCTCTGTTAGTGGGCTGGATCATTCAGCGGATAAGAGCGACTCACGATCTCATTACGGTTAACGACGAGGCTCTCAAACAGGATGTCGCGAGCGCGAAAAGTATGGAAGGTCAGCAAAAACTGGCGCTCGATCTCCAATCTCTGATGTTGAGTTATAAGTCGGCGAAAGAGGCTTTGACCAAATCGACGAGGGAAGAAACAGAGGGCTACTACAAAGTAATAAACGCCGGCGAAGAATGGAACAAGATACTCGCCAGTAATAGTCATGGTTCGGCCTATGCTCAGATATACGCGAATCTTTTCGGAACGACGCTGAAAGACGTTGAAGAAAAGCAACAGAAACTAACTCAAACTCGACAAAAGGATGAGGTTGCGCTCAATAAAATAATCGATCAGATCAGGACGTTTGCGCTCGAAACGGGCAAATCATCACAAGAGATGTTGAGAGCGGCCAGGTCGGCAGGAGTCGAGGGCGATCAGCTCGACGCGTTACAGAAAGAGCTCACGTCGGCCGAGTATGCACAAAGGCGATTCAATCTCGCGGTTCAAGATGCGAAATTGCCAAGCGTCGACTATTCCAAAACACGCGACGCGATTCTCGCGTTACAGCAATCGGTCAAAGCCGGCTTTGATGAGACGACGGCGGCCGGCATCAAGCGTTATGACGATCAGGTGAGAGCGAATGCGAGCTCGCTCGGAAAATTGAGTCAAGCGGTCAAAGATCACACGATCGCGATGAAGGATTTGGATTCTCAAACTCAACAGGCGGTCGCTCGATATGATCAATTGACGGCGAAGGTTCACTCGTCGGCCGGCGCGATTCGAGCATACGCGAATGAATTGATCAATTTGCGCAAGGCGGCGGAAAGTGCCGAGCTTCAACTCAAAGCCGATACATTCGAAAAGCGCGCCGAAATGATCAAGATAGATATTCAGGCGCAGCGAGATCATTTGGAAGTCAATAAACGCGATCGCCTGGCGGCGCTCGATTATCTCGACAGGACCGAAAGAGCTCAACTCGAAAAACTATCTCAGGACAAAGTTAAAGCCGAGCAAATGGTCGCGGTCGAGACTGCGCGAATCGATATCGGGGCTATTAAGGATGAGGCCGAGCGAAAGCGAAAGCTCATGGAGATCGACATCGCGCTCAAAGAATTGGAATTACAAGCGACGATCGGGGGAACCAAACGAGGCGAGGAATTAATCGACAATTGGAAGCGAGCGAAACGCGAGGAATTCAACAGGTGGGAGAAAGCCGAGAATGCAAAAGCTTGGCTCGAGCAACGACTGATTCGCGAAGAAGAAGAACGAAAATATTATGAAAATATCAAAAAAGAGCGCGAAAAGTTTTTTGCGCAACAGCGCCAGGCGCGAGAGGAAATAGAACGACAGTATTTCGAGGGATTGGCCGGCCGGTTTGAGAATGTGAACGCGCCGTTCGCGAGAGGGGGAAGGGAACAAACAATCGATCAAAAGCGACTCGAGCAGCTCGATCAAACAATGCAATCGCTTGGAATAACTCAAAGTCAATTCGACGTGGCTTTACAGGCGACGAATCGCGATCTCGGCCAATTCGAACAGCTCATGGTCAGGACGCAACAATTCAGAACGGGCAATTGGTTTGCCGGCCTGATCGGATCAATCAAGGATGTCGGAAAGGCTTTCGTTTTATCAGGTGTGCTCGGCCAGCAATGGTCACAGGCGCTCGTCGGCGCTTTCGATCTCGCGATAAATTCCGGCGCCAATTTTATATCTGCATTCGGGAAGCTATTACTCGGCGGAATGATGCAAGCGTTTGGACAAATGGCGGTTACACAAGGGACGTTTCACATATTGAGCGGCATCGCGCGCATGGCGACGATCTGGGATTTCGCCGGCGGTCTGAAAGAGTTCGCGGCCGGAACGGCGCTCGTCGCATTCGGGGCGGCTCTCGGCGCGGCCGGTTCAATGATTTCAAAGTCGGCGACGCCGACGACGGCGGCGACGGCATCGACGGCGGCCGGCAATACTGCGGCGGCGAGCTCGGCGACGCCGGCCTCGGTCGCTCCCAAACCGATATTTCTCAGCGTTCCGACGGCGCCGAAGTCGGCGGCCGAGAGAATGCTCGAGGCTCAAAGAGATCTCGCTTTACAGCGAAGTAACCGGCAAGCACTAGCTCAACGCGACGCGATGATGGCCTCGTCGGGGCCGATCACGATCGCGATAACGCTCGGCAATGATGCGAGTACGCAATTCCTCACTGGCTTAATGAATAAGAAAGGCGTTCTCACGATCGACAACGCGATCGGAAGGCATCGCGCGCGTTTGAGGGCGGCATTAAGTTAACGGGTGGGCGCGAAAAGCTCGAGGTCATGGCAAAAGGCGGGTACACAACAAATGGCCTCGAGGCGGATTCCGGCCGGTTCGTTTTCCCCGTTTGGCGGCCGGCCGGATTTTTCCTCGAAAGAGAGGGGTCATGCTGGCAACTGAAACAATTCAATTACCTGGCGTCTCGATCGTGTTATCGGCGGCGCTCGCGATCGTGGGTTTGATTATGTATTTCGCCGTCAAAAGAGAGAGCGTCGAGCTCAAAGAGATCGGGCGGATTCTATTCGCGTTTGGGCTCCTGGCTTTTTTGCTTCTATTCAAATGAGCTCGCAAATGTGAAGGGTCCTGGCCGGCTTACCGTGAGGGTCGCCCACTCTGTTCCAGATTCTCGCCGGTTTCGGCCAGGGCGCTTCACAGATCGGGATTTTGATGAATGTATTTCCTTACATCGGATCATACGGCTACAGCGGCGAATCGAGCGGATTCGGATTTCTGCGCGTCTATCCGGATCTCGGATTCCGGTTCTATAAGCGATCGAATTCCGACGACGATCGCGAGACTTTGATTTTCAAGTCGTACACTCAAGCGAAGCTCGACACGATCCGAACATTTTTCAAGGCGAACAGATTCAATAATTTTTATGTCTATTCGCCAGGATCCGGCGCTCTCGTCGTCGATCCGACGGGGGTCAGTACGACGGGCCGGCGAACGGCGATATTTTACGCGGACAGCGGCGCGGCGCCCAAAATGACATGGTCGAGTGTGGGGCGATGTTTCTATGACATCCAAATCACAGTTCAATATTTGTCTTGACCATAGAAAGTGCGATCCGAATTTTTGCAAGCGGTCGGCTCGATGCGCGCGCCCAAACAGGGCCGCCAAGCTCGATCGAATGTGGCGACTGATCGAATTCGCCGAGCGATCGAGCTCGAGCTCGGCGGAAATTCAAGAAAACGGATTAAAAGGGCCCGCGCCGGCGCCTGGCGGGCGCCTGGCGAGCTCCGGATCCGCCGGCCAGGTCTGAGGTCCTGAAAATGCCTCGAAGCGTTCCAGCGGCAATTTTGGCAAAGCAAGGCGTCGACGGCGCTCTATTCTTTGTTGTGCTCGTCGAATTGCAGCTCGCCGGCGGGTCAAATCATTACTACTCGAGCGGGCCGGCCGTCACATTCAACGGGAACGCTTACGAGCATAACAGGGTTAAAAGCGTCGACGGTCTGACGGGTCAATTTATCGATCGGAAGCGGCGAGATTTTGGATCGGTTTCGATTACTCTCGATAATTTGGCCGACGACGGTTCGGCGACTTTCCCGATAACCGGCCTCGAGGGAACGATCGATCTCGACGGCGGTCGCGTGTTTGTTCATTGTTTCGATGTCGACGCCGGCGTCGGGGTCGATTCGATATGGCAAGGCTACATCAAAGAGCGAACATATAACGCCGATGATCAGACGGTCGCGATCGCGGCGAGCTTTCTATGGGATTCGCCGGCGATCAAAATTCCTACAGCGACACTACAACAGCGCGGTTTCGCCGAGCTCGCGACGAGCTCGAATAAAGAGAGCGTCGTCGGCGATACGATAATCCCGCTCGTATATGGCGCCGGATTGTTCAAGATCCGGCCGACGATTTACGCTTTCCGGACACAGGGCGCTTATGTGTATGTCAATGGAATCGTCAGCGGGTGCGGGCCGACTCCATTCGCGACGGGCGATGTCACGGCCGCTCGAGCTCTGTTATTCGAGCTCACGCCGGCCTCGTCGCTTGATTGGACACATAGGGGCCTCACTCCGGATCCGGCGCCGGTCGATCTGACGGCATTTCCTGACGGGCTCTCTCACGATTCGGTCGCTTATTTCGCGGCCGTCTTTCCGATCACTGACGCGACGAAAGACAAGATCGATGGAATCAAAGAGGATGATATCAAACTCAATATTTCCAATGGGGCGCCGTTAATCTCGACGGCGCTTCCGTCGCAAAATGGAGTATTGATAATCCAAAACGTTTTGATCGATCCGAAGTTCGGGCTCGGAATGTCGATCAGCGATTTCGACGATTTGACGGCGGCCGCGAATTTGGCAGGGACGCGATGGCAATGTCGAGTCGAGCAACATGATCAAATTGCAATAGGGGATTGGTTGCAAAATGTGCTCGCTCAACTTGGCGGATTTATAACATTCAATGGCCGGAAGGTCCAGATCGGCATAAAGAGCGACACTGAGACGGCGGTCGCGACGTTCGCGACTCACAATTCGGGATTTTCCGGCCGGCGGATCCACATGGATCTAGTCACGCCGAGCTTTGAGGCGCGCGATCAAGCTCTTAACCAGGCGAATATTTCTTTCAGGTTAACGAACCGGCATTTGCGAGAGCTCGTCGCTTACGATCCAAACGCGCAAGGGCGGGCCGGCGGAACGATTCGCCAGGTCGAGGCGAACAATATTACTTTCGATGTGTTGTTTGATACGACTCAAATCGGAATCGCCGGCGCGATCATTTTACGCGAAGAACAGAATTGTAATTTGCTGATCGATTTCGATGTTCCATTGCCGGAAGGAATCGACATCGCGCCAGGCGATCTGATAACCGTTCACGCCGAGCAAATACCGGGCTCGAGCTCGACGACATTTCGAGTTATTGCTCAACCGTTCACGATCGGCGACGAGCAGCTCGTTCATTTGAAATGCCAGGTCTATTTTCCGTCAGTCTATGCTTATTCGACGACTGGAATCGGAATCGATCTGATTCGAAGCGGAAGCGATGTCTCGACGACTGGCCGGCCGCCTGACGTGTCGCCGGTTTCGGTCGCGCTCGTCGATAAGGTTACAAGCGATGTCGAGGGGGTCGAGGCTCATATCAGGGCGATTTTCACTTATCCGACGGTCGATCTATCAGGCGACGCGGCCGGCGGGCTCATGCATGAATATCCGATCCGGTCGGTTCAATTGTTTTGGCGCTATACCGACGAGAGCGTTAACGAATGGAAGCTCGGAAAAGAGGTCCTATATCCGACAGCTCAAGCCGATTTCAATGTTCCTTACATCAAATCGAAGTCAGTCGAGATCTCATTCGTCGCGCTCGGCCTCAATCGATCTCATGGGCCGCTCGGATACGTTCCGGATCCGACGAAGATAACAGCTCTGACGGCCGATTTGACGGCGACGGCCGGAACCGCGGCGGTCGTCGACAGTACCGTTTTCACGGTCGGCGATTATGTTCAATGCGAATTCGAGCTCGACAAGCTCACGGCGAAAGCGGCGGGCTCGCTCTCGTTCCAAACGAGCGGCGGCAACCGGCAACCGCAATTCGATACGGCCGCGATCGCTCATCCTAATAAAACTCAAATCGCCGTCGCGAAGAAAAACTATCCGACACTGACGCTCTCGCTTACTCCGCCGAGATTCAGTTATCCGGCCGTCGCCGGTTTTGCGATCCGGCAAAGAAAGGGCGCCGTCAAAGTCAAGATTCAGGATATCTCGGCCGAGAATGTCGAGGATTATTTCACTTATTGGACTACTGACGCGGCGGCCGCGAGCGATCCGACAAAGCTCGGAAGCGCGACGCCGGCATGGTATACGACGAATCCCTTGAATCCGCCGGCCGGCATCAATTGGATATCAGGCAAGGCGATCAATTTTCAGATCGATCAAGAGGATATCGGCGGCGCCGGCGTCACTTTGTACGCGCGATGCGCCGGCCGGAACGGAAAAAATAATTGGTCGGTACAGCTCTCGGCGCAAGCATCGAACGCGGCCGGCGACAATGCGCTCGCGATCGCGCCGACGCCGAAGTTAGTCGTTAAATCGAAGGGCGTTCGAGTCAAGATTCCGGTTCCGTCGGTCAACGTAAACACTCTAAGCAAAATTCTAGTCGTAATCGAGGCGCGGGTCACGACGACGGTTCTCGGATATTTGAGCGATTCGACGGGCCTCGGGAATTGGGAGTCGAGCGCGACTGAATTTCGGTTTGATCAACAATTACAAACTTCGCATTTGTATCTCACGAAAGCCGATTGCCTGGCGCTATGGCCGACGGCCGACGCTCTCAGGGTCAGGTGTTATCTCGTTAATGACGTGGGAACGTCGGCCGTTTCGCCGGATGCGACGGTCAACGTTTCAACATGGTCGCTCGAGGGCTCGGCGACTCCTGGGGCTCTCTCTTTTCCTGGCTCTCTGTTGGTTAACACGGTCGACGGCGATCCAGAAAAAGGCCAGGCGCGGCTCGAGCTCACGTTTACAGTGGCGAGCGGTACGTTCTCGAGCAATTCGATAACGCGAGTCGGTTTCACTTGGCAGAAGCGCGACGCGACAAACGCGTCGAATGTCGGGAATCCGTCGAGCTTAGAATTCGAGGTCGCGGCGGCCGAGTCGGGGGGTTCGAGTCTAACGAGGGCGTTCTATCTCAAGCTCGGCGAGCGAATGAGAATTACGGCGGTCCTGGCGCTCAATGGCGACAAGTCGACGCCGACGACGGGAACGCTCGACTTCACGGCCGGCAATGTGTTGCCAGTCGCGCCGGCCGACGCTTACACGGTTCCGGCGCCGACGTTCGGAACGATCGCCAGGCTCGACGGCGGGAACAAGCTCGATCAGGTTCCGGTTACTCTGACTCAAGATGGCGTAAATATCGTTTGGTTCAAGAATCTAATCATCGAGGCGTCGATAAACGGCGGGGGGTTTGTTTTCGAGCAAAGCTATCCATTGAAACATTCAGACGTTTTACATGCCAGTGTGTCGGGAACGATCACGATCAATTTCGATATAAAGCGAAAGGCCGGCGTTACTGCGCAGTACAGAGCGACGGCGGTCGCGGTCGGCGGAAAGAATAGCGCGGCGACGAGCTCGGCGGTCCAGGGCGCGACGGCGAGCGATCGATCGCAATTGACGGCGGCGCCGGCGACTCAGGTTTCGAATATTGTGCTTCGATGGAATTGGGCCGGCTCGAGGATTGTCGGGACGTGGGTTCCGCCGGCGGGCTCGAATGATGCTTTGCTCGGATACTTCGCGGTTTTCACTGATAACGGCGGAACGAATTTCATGAGCTCGATCGACGGGTCGACTTCGCCGACTCAAAGCGTTAACGAGGTCGAGATCGGCCTCGTCTCGCAATGGAAGGCGCAAGTTACAAAGGTGCAAATCGATTCGACGTTTTCCGCCGGCGTGAAATTGCTAGTTACTCCGATTTGGTTAGTCAACGGAGTTCGAACCAGGGGCACTGGATTGTCGTCGAGTTTATTGACGTTCGGCGCCGAACATATAAGCTCGCTCGGCTCAGTTAATCAGGTCACGGCCGGCGTGACTATGACAGGCTCACTTAACTTGCTTTTGAATTCTGATTTCGATCAGAACGACGGCGTCGTCGCGACGAATCTCGGCAACTGGCTTGTATGGGATGGAATCGGGAATCCGGCGAATGCGGCTCATGAATTCAATATCACGACGACGGCCGCAAACGGCGCCAGGTGGAATCAATCGGATCATGCGGTCGAGATTTCAAACGCCGGCGCCGTCGTGAGGATGATATCCAATCTCAAAAAGAGATTCAAAGCCGGCGATAAATACTATTTTTCCATTTACGCTCGAACGCTTTCGGGAACGCTTACATCGGGATCGGTCGTCGCCAGGGTTTTGAAGGATTCTCCGTCGCTCGTGGATAACGCGGACGTCGACATTAATCAATCACTCAATACTATTTCGACGCTTTACGCGGTTATTAGTGGGAATCTCCGGATCAAGGCGACGCCGGATTTTAACGACGGTTCGGGCGGGTATGCGAATCAATGGGTCGAAGTCGAGATCACGGTTCCGGCCGGCTCGACGCTCGAGGTCGATCGGTTCTTTTTGAAGCGCGGCGAAGTACCACAAGCATGGGAACCACGGCCGAGCGAAAGCGACACGGCGGCGCCGGCAATGATTCCGGCGACGGCGATCGCGAGTCCTGATCTCGTTACGCCGGTCGGGGTCGCCGGCGGATACACGACGGGCAGCGGCTCGAGCGTGATACTCCGGCCGTCGCTCGAATGAATATTTGAATATTCAAAAACGCGGGTATGCGAAAACACATTTCAAGCGAAGATCACGAGCTCGGCCAGGTCGCGGCCAGGCTCGCGGCCGTTCATACGGATCACAGGCACAAGATAGCGCGCGGCGAAGCGATCTCGCTCGACGAGCTTCGCGAGATCGCCGAGCTCAGTCAACGGCATTCCGAATTAATGACGGCGCCGCGTTCGTTCGATTGTTCAATCTGCGGGAAAACGGTTCCGAAGGAAAAGGCGAATTTTCTGATCGTTCGCGAAGCGATCATTTACGACGACTCGATACCGGGGCCTCGACTGGTGACGCTCCCGCAAGAAATTTATTTGAACATTACATGTCCGGATTGCGTGAGCGACGAGACTTTATCGCATTTGGGATTGGGGCCGAAATGAGCGACAGATTAGACGCGTCGCAATCTTACGAGGATAACCGCGACGCTTTCGTCGAGCGACTGATCGAGGCTGGCTGGCAGCGGAAAGAGGCGGTCGAGGAATGGATCCGGATTCAACAGGGTGTTTATGACGAATGAAAGGGGGAAAAATGAAATTCGTTTTTGAGTGTACTCAGATAATTCTCAATCGCGATCACGCGGCGGTTAATGGGAATCTGACGACGGCGGCGGGCCCGATTCCAACATACTCGATTACATTCGCCGGCGCGATCGACGAGGTAATCACGACGTTTCGGCCTGGCGATCGTTATCCGGTCGAATTCGGCAAGGCGATGGAAGCGCCGGCGCCGGCGCCTGGCGAGCAAAAATCATGACGGTCGCGGGATTCAAAGCATATTTGAGCGATGGCTCGATCATGCGAACGATCGAATGGGCCGAGCTTCCGGATACCGGGATCCAGATAATCACGGTCTACTATGCCGAAACTTTCCCGATCCATGTCGATCGCGGCGAGCTCGGCCAGATCATCGAGACTTGGAATTACAAAGAGATTTTGCAGGGCTTCGATTACTACTGGTATTTCAATGGCGAGTACAAATGTACTCACGCGGCCGATATTCCGGACGGCGCGATAATGATCAAGAGAACCGGAAAGCAGCTCGACAATGACGCATGGCTCGCGCTCTATAATCGCGCGCTCAATGATGAGGTTTGGTAGGTGGCGAACGGATTCAAAGTCGGCCAGTTCAACAAAGATAGCTCGGGAACGGCGAACGTCACGCAGAGCATTACGGGCGTGGGGTTCACGCCGAAGGCTTTGATTCTGATGTGTGTAGCCGATACAGCGGAAGGGGTCGGCGCGAATGCGGCTCTCGGAATCGGGTTCTCGAGCGGGGCCTCGGCTTCGCGAAGCAGACAAGAATGGTCGCAGGACGCGGTTTCAACGTCGGCATCCAATAGCAGTTCCGATTCGACCAAAGCTTTAACTATTCTTGCGGCGGGAAGCGGAACGACCGCCGAGTGCGATTTGGTGAGCTTTGATAGTGACGGATTCACACTTAAATGGACTACTAATAACACGTCGGCCTACAAGATTCTTTATGTGGCCTTTGGAGGCTCTGATATTACAAATGTCAAGGTTGCGAATTATGGGTTCACGACGGCTAGCACTGGGAATAAGAGTTTTACGGGAATTGGCTTTCAACCGACGATCATGTTTTTTTCGTCACAAACTCAGCAATCGTTTAATGAAATAGGTTTAGGTTGCGCGCTTTCAACGAGCAAAAGATGGTTTTCGCTGGCCCGTGTAGCGGCAATTGGGGTGACTATGACTTCGAGTTTGGCCCTCGCTTCATATCAGAGAACCGATTCGTGTTGGGCCTGTTCGAGAGCCGGGGCTGGCGAGGACACGCGCGCGGATTTTTTCAGCTTCGATTCGGATGGATTCACTCTAAATCAAATCTCAGGCTTCAGCACGAGCAATAACAATTTCAACGTGCTTTGTATCAAGGGCGGGACTTGGGATATCGGGAGCTTTGCGAAGATCAGCGGAACAGGAAGTCAGAGCGTTTCGAGCATGGCTTTTCAACCGGACGGTTATTGTTTGGTGACCGGCGCCGATGCGGCCGCTTCGACTGCTTATGCATCGCAAGCGAATTTGAACATAGGCGGGAGTGACGGAACGAATCAGGGGTGTTGCAGTCTGGCACAGAACAACGTCATTGCAACCGTTGCGAAACATAATATCGTTAGCAATCATTGTCTAAACGTCCACTCTGTTGCCGGTGCGGTCACTCAGACGGCGAATCATACCTCACTCGATAGCGGCGGCTTTACTATCAATTGGGCGACGGGCACGACGACGACGCCCACGATCCTATGGTTCGCGGCAAAACTCACGGCCGGAACGCCAGTCAGTAATACGGCAATCTCGAGTATTGAGGCACAGGGCCGGCTCGCGACTCTCGCGATAAGCAACGTCGAAGCGGCGGGAACATCGAAAGCGAGCGCGATCGCAAATGGCGAATCTCTGACGCCGGCCAAACAAACGGAGATCTCGGCATTTGAAGCATTAACCAGGGCGGCCAGGTCGGCCGTCAGTAACGAGGAAGCTCTCGGCCGGATCATTCAGACGGCGATCAAGAATATCGAGGCGCGCGGGACAGTTACCACAAGCGCGATTCATTCGCTCGAGGCTTTGACGCGATCGGTTCAATCGGCCGTCGAGAATTGGGAAGCAACAAAGGGCCTGACGAGCTCGAGGCTCTCGAATTGGGAAGCTCTCACTCGCCAGGCGACGGCCGCGATCTCGAATTTCGAAGCTCAAGGTTTGACGGCCGTCTCAAATCTCGAGATCTCAAATTTCGAAGCTCTAACGCGATTGACTCGATCGGCCGTCGAGGTATTCGAAGCCGGCGCGCTTATCACGCGCGCGGCGGTCCACAATTGGGAAGCTCAAAGCTCGCTCGCGTCGATTCGGATCCTGTTATTCGAATCAGGAATCAATATCAAGAATCCGGCGATCTCGAATCTCGAGGCGCTCGGCTTGGTGAAGCTCACGGCGGCGAGTTACTTCGAAGCTTTGACGAATATCCTGAAAGCGGCCGGCCAGGTATTCGAGGCGCTCGGCCGAGTCGCGCGGCTGGCGATCTCGGCATTCGAAGCTCAAGGCAATTTACCAGTCATTGCGGCGGCGATATCCAATCTCGAGGCGCTCGGCCTGGTGAAGCTCACGGCGGCGAGCTCCTGGGAAGCTTTGACAAGTCTCGCCAGGGCGGCCGGCCAGGCGTTCGAGGCTTTGACTCGCCAGTCGAGGGCGGCGATCTCGCCGTTTGAGTCCCAAGGCTTTACGCTCGTCAGCGCGGCCGAGCTCTCAAATCTCGAGGCGCTCGGCCTGATCACGCGGCCGGCGATTGGCTATTTCGAAGCGGTCGGGGCTCTCCTGAAAGCGGCCGGCCAGGTGTTTGAAGTTTTGACTCGCCAGGCGACGCCGGCGATCGCGGCGCTCGAGGCGGCCGGCCAGGTGTCCCGAATAGAGCTCTCGTCGATCGAATCGAATACCAGGGCGATACGAGCGACGACTCAGGTTTTCGAGGTCCTGGCCGGCCAGCTATCGGCGACAGCTCGGCCGACATTCGAAGCTCTAACCAGGGCGGCCGGCGCCGCGATCGCCAGGATTGAAGCGACGGGCCAATATTTGCCGCTCAGTCAGTCGGCCTCGAGCTCATTCGAGGCGCTTCATTCGATCGCGCGCAATTCCGGTCAAATGAATATTGAATGGGTTCGGCTCGCTTACGGTCTGATCCTGGCGCAAGTTTTATTCGCGCAATTACTAACGACTCAACAAGGGTTCGCGGAATCGATCGAGGTCGAAAAGGAATTCGCGTCGACGCTCGAGCTCGTCGCGCGGTTCCTGATTCATGAACCTTAAAACTCAAGAGGGGAGGGCCTGAATGTGTCAATTCTAACGACTGATCTATTAGCTTTTGCATCGGCGAACATGCCGGAAGATGATGCAAGCACAAGCGGCGGCGCGATCGATACGGCGACGAGAGTCGAGTTCACCGATATAAGCGCGGTCGATACAGTAACGCTCGTCAGTAGCGCGGCCGATACTCGAAGCGTCACGGTCACAGGTCGGAACGCGGCCGGCGCGATAGTGAGCGACACAAAAACGCTCAACGGGGCGACGCCGGTCAACACGACTCAAACGTTCGAGCGAATCTTGAAGATCATTATCGCGTCGAGCGGCGCTCAAACTGTCACAGTAACCAAAACATCGGGCGGCGCCAATATTGCGACGCTCGGGCCCAACATTACCGGTGTCAGGCGGTTTTTCTATAACTCGGCGTCGCAAGCTGGCGCGACGCTCCGATATGAAAAGCTTTTTTGGAAAAACAATAATGGTTCGCTCACTTTGAATTCTGCGCAAATGACACTGACGGCGGATCCGGCGGCGAAGATTCGAATCGCATGTGAGGCGGCGGTCGGCGGTTCTCAGTCTGTCGCGAATAGATTAACGGTTCCGACATCGATAACGCTCGTCGACGACGGCGTCGCTCAGAATGTACCAGGCGGGGCGCTCGCGGCGGCGGCGGCGATCGGCGTATGGGTCGAGCTCTCGCTCGGCGCCGGCGACGCGGCCGTCAAAAACACGTTCACAACTCAGCTATCAGGAACGAGTGTTTAAAAACCGCACACCAGGTGCGAAAAGGGGGGTTAAAAATGAGTAGCAGAATTACGGGAATCGACGACGCCGATGTCGAGGTCGCGGCGACGGCCGAAAACTTGAAAGTTACTTACACTTGCCAGGGTAAAAAATCGCCGATCGAGCAAGATGAGTTCGACGAGTTACTCGAGGAATACAAAGGCGTCATGGCGCCTGGCGATCTCGAGCGGCTCAAGGTCGAGGAAGGTCAACCGTTTTCGACTGGCGCAATTTATCGCAAGGGCCGGGGCCTGATGTTCATTCGAACCGACAGCGGGAAAGAGATTCGGGAATATTGCGGCGCCGACATAACAGAGCTCGTCGAAAAGGTTCCGGCCGATGGCGAAGATCATTCGGTTAAATGCCCAAAGTGCGGGAACGAGGCCGGCGTTCGGAAGTATGCCGGCGGCGGCGCGATCGAGGGCTCGGCCGACGAGGATTGAAAAGGGGGGCGCGATGCTTTGGACAATATTCATTATTATTTTGATTCTTTGGCTCCTGGGCGTTTTGACTGGAAATGCGTTCGGCGGGCTCATTCATATTTTGCTGATCGTCGCGCTCGTCGTATTGCTCTGGAATTTGTTATCCGGCCGGCGCGCGCTCTGAAAACTGAATGAATCGGGATCCGATTTTCGGCCAGGATCCTGGCCGATCGGGGAGCTTTCAAAAATGCAACTATGGGCGCAATCAATGTTCGGCGCCGAGACTCGAAAGGGCCTCGTCGAGCTCAGTTTCGAGGATAACGAAGGGCCGCATTTGATCGGCATTTGTACGCCGGCGGAAGCTCGATCGTTTGCCTTGAATATTTTGGAAGCGGCCGAGTCGGCCGAGACTGATCAGCTCGTCATGGATTGGTTACGGGAAGCGATCGGCGTTCAAGATGATCAGGCGGCCGTGGCGGTCCTGAAAGATTTCAGGATCCGGCGAGAGCAATATCAAAAGCAGCGCGACGCGGAAGGGGGTTGAAATGATTTTCAAACTCGTCGAATCGGATACCGGCTCGATCTTGCGCGTCGACTGTCGAAACGCCGACGAGCAAAAGACGCCGATCGCACTTTCCGGAAGCTCAGTCAAATTAAGATACACAGTCGCCGGCGCCGCGATT